TAATCAATATTCTTTCTGTTATCAAAGGCATCTCCCATATGGATACACTCTTTGATACCTCTCTTCTCTAGTTCTGGGAAGAATATGTTGTCGTAAAATTTTTGAAAGAAGTCATGAAATGCCTTATTACCCCTTCTGCCACCAAAATGGGTATCAGTTATTATCGCTATCTTCATCTTTTATAAATTCTCCTTTTTCATAATCAAATCTAGGATGTGGTGCAGCAGGCACCCAAGGTTTCTTGGATCTATTGTTTATTACGATAAACCTATCAGCAGCAAACGTCCCTGCCACATTAACTTCTATCTCATCACCATCTTGCCAGTTTACAGATCCATCTTTTTTAGTATGGTTTAATGCCTCTTGTATCTGGTCTATCAGTTCTTGAGTTAATTTCATTGATTCATTTTTGTTTGTACTGCTTCTTTTATAGAATTGTAGTCACTAGTATTGCCGTCAGTGCTGTCAACGTGCATAACCTCATCATACCCCGACTTCTCAATGATCTTTTCACGGATCTCCATTTGTTTTTTCTCTTTCTGTATACGTCTGAGGAAGGCATAGTGTATGATTTGAGTGAAGTACGCAAAAGGATTTGTAGATTTTTCTGGATTGAAGTTATGTATATATTGAACACAGTTCTCGATGCCATCGGATATCATATCCTCCCTAAACATATAGTTTACGAAGTTTGGTTTATATGATAAGTGAGTCGCGATTTTTACAAAGCACTCTCCAAGATAGTTTGTGATTCTAGGTTTTGGATCTCCTTTCTCTTCAGCAGCTTTTACATCAGCCTTATATTGAACAATGGCGTATAAAAACTCTTTATTGTTTACATAATGTTCAGATCTTTTCCTAGTTTTAGTACCTTTTGCGGGCATCTATATTACCTCTTTTGTTAGTTTAAGTATACCATAAAACTGGACGCTTGACAAGTCCTTAAAATAGATGTACAATAGCTCTGTCAGAGCGCAAGAGCAATTTAGCTATCTTTATTAAAGAGCTTTTCAAGCTTCTCTCTAGCTTGTTCAACAGAAATTACATATCCCATTTTCTTTGTTACCTTGATCTTCTCTGAAGATCCTCCATTTAGATTAGTCATAATAAATTTTTGGTAGTAGGCGACCACCTCAGAGTCTTCTTTTGCCTCAACTACAGTAATAACTTTATCCATAGGTATGATAATGATGCCCTCAGTAGGCATACTTCTCAACCATGGCATCATCCTGAGTCCCTCATGAGATCCATTCATACTAACTGTTTCAATCTCTACAGGATCACTTATAATCAAAACCGTGCGACCATTTTCTTCAGAAGGCATGACCTCTCCAAAGATTTCTTCACCTGATACTAATTTTACTGATGCGTAGAATTCTTCTTCCATCTTATTTTAATTTGATGTGTGATAATTCATAATGAAAGTCTTCTTCTTTATATATTTTAATTCTTTCTATTAGATGATTCAAAGTATAATTCTTTTTAGAATTGAATGTAATGTCATCTGCAATATCATATAACATAGCCTTAGTTTTGTCCTTAGACTTTCTTAGAACCCTACCAATGCTTTGTAAATTGCGTATTCTACTCTTGCTAGGAGATGCAAAGATGACGTTATGTAAGGCCTTAATGTTAATTCCTGTAGAAAAAGTCCCATAAGAGGCAACAATGATTGCATTTGATTCTTTCTCCGTTATGGATCTAACCTGTTCTCGCTCTTCTCCGTCCACTCCACCATGTACATAAAATACTTTCCTATCATTCTCTACACTATTATTTATTAAGTTATACAATGGTTCGCCATGAGCCTCAACTCTACTGTATAGGACTAGAGTATTGCCTTTCAGAGTCAAAGTAAGGTTCTTTATAAACTCATTTCTTCTTTCATGTTCTATGATATAATTCATTTCCTCTCTATATTCATCAAACGGGCGGGGATCATGTTTGAGTAATATAATTCGTATTGTTAGACTTGCTAGTTGTCCTCTGGCCTGTAGTTCTGATGTCTTTGTAACTTTGTAAGACGGCCCAAATAGTCCCTCCAGAACCCATTTGTGAGTCTGTGTGCCACTCAATGTGCCAGTAAAACCATATCTATACTTTGTATCTCTCATCTTAGACATAATATTGATAAGAGATTTGGATTTAAACTGATGTGCTTCATCTCCTATGATGACATCAAACTGAGAAAACCAATGTCTGTCCATTTTGTAGATAGATTGCCATGTAGATATTGTTACACGTTGTTGCGAACTCTTACTCCTACCAGAATATACTCGGTGGCAATATTTTTCTACATCCCAACCATAATCAGTAAAATCTTTGTACATCTGTTCTACAAGAGATGTGGTTGGAACTACAAGTAATATTCTCCTTTTTCTACCCACATGATATCGAGCAACAGCATATATCATCAGTGACTTGCCTGATCCAGTGGGTGATATAATTAATCTTCTATTATTTCTAAGTGCATCATATACACCATCTATCTGATAATCTCTAGGTTTGAAACTGGAGATTGCAGTCATATAATCCTTTACGCCTTCTAGTGATATCTCTTCGTTCTCTTCAAATGGTTCTCCATATGTTTCATTGTCTAAAAATCTTACATCATAATTAGCTTTTTTTGCCCATGAACATATCTTATCTAACAATCCTACATACACTTCTCCTGTGGCTGTAGAAAACAATCTTATTTTACCATCCCAATGACGATTCCTGTATTGCGGCATGAACTTGGCGCCAGGAACATCAAATGTAAAGTAGTCAGATAGTTCTTGTTGAACATGAGGTTCAGCATCTACCACCAGATGCACTTCATTCTTCTTGGAAATGGTAAGATCGCTCATAGCCCATTAGTAAATCGTTGCCATTCAATGGCATTTTTGATTTGATATGTTCTATTCTGTATAACTTTAAGAATACTTTCAAGATAATCTAGCATGATCTGATAGTATTCAATTTTTGCAGTGCATTTTATCAGGTCTGCATCTGCATCAAAATATTTGTCTAGGTCTGCTTTGAGAACTTTATAGTCAAACGGTTTTTCTGCATACACATCTGGTGATGCTTTGCCACTATAATATATCCACTTCTCTTTTCTTAGGATTTTGAATTGTGTCTCCTGTGCCTTTCTTAAAGTCAGGATATTATTGTAAATTTTGTAATACTTTGCGTGTAAGGCTGGTACTTTTATAGATTCTGAGTGCAATAATTCTTGATCTATTACCGAATCCTTATCCCAAAGTTCTTGTATGAACTCAAGATTCATCCTTAGTTAAAGTCTCCACATTAAAAATAGTATATTTAAAGGTTGCTGTCGCCATAATATAATTTATATCAGTTGTGTTGGCTGAAAATGGAACAGATGTTAAAGATACTGGAAACATATCTCTAAAAAATATCTTGGCAATAGCATTAAAACTACTGTTGTATACTATAAGTGTACCATCAGATCGGGAATTTAGCAATACATCTTCTTGGTTTGGATCTAAAGAAATAGCTTCACCAAGAGTCTCAGGATATCCGAGAGATCTCATCCATCTTTCTATCTGTAGATAGTTTTGTAAATTCTCGTCTATAAAAAATTCTATATCCAAATCGCCATAACTCAACTTGTCGCCAGGCACAGGAATGTCTCTCAAGTAAGTAGTCTGGACAGCTACTCCAAGATCAATATTTGGTATTGAAACTGACTGTGAAAAGAAATCCACCTTTGGTGCTTTAGCCAAAGAGAATTTGAATCCAGCAGGCGAGAGAAAATTCCTGTTTTTGATTTGCCTATCAAAGGCATTATTGAAGTCTGGCATGGAATTTTTTAATTATTTAGCAGTTTTTATTCAAGTCCTCTGCCATATTACCACCTATATTAGATCCTTGATCACCACCAAACATAGCCACCCAGCCAGCAGCGACCCAACCAACAAAGGGGATAGAACTAAGAGTAGGAGCAGCAGCTGCACCAACTGAAGTACCCACAAGTCTTCCTGTACCTTTGGCGGCTCCGACTGCTTCGATACAGGCTTCACTTTTTCGGGCGGCAGTTATCGCATCTGATTGATCTTGAGTTAATCCAGGCTTTCCGTCTAACCATGATCTATGGTTGGAAACAGGGCCACCTTGATTGATCTGACCATCCATGAAGTATTCTTCTACCACTTTAGTAGTATTATTTGCAAGTCCTAAGAAACCACCTTTCTCTTTGATGTCCTTAGTTATATAAGCAGTCTTGGGATCATTAGCAGTATAACTTATTTTGTATCCTTGTTCATCAGCTGATACAACATAAGATGTATATGGCCCCACAGGCACATTGAGATTTGGTATCTTACTCTTTTCTCTAGTTGCTATGTAACCTATCATTCCGATGTGTGACACTGCAAAAAGACTACCAACCACACCAAATGATATCCATTTCCATCTATTCATAATCCGACATTATGTACTGTGTATTATATAGGCATAAAAAAAGAGACCCATTTGGGTCTCTTGTAAGATTGTAATTATCTGAATTACATTAGGTTTGCAACCTTTACTCTTCTGTAGTAACGGTTTGAGTTGGATAGAAGTCTTCCAAGACCTTGGTTAGATACGTTACCTTCTGCAAATGGGTTTGCAACGATTCCGTAACGAG